TTGTAAAGTTCTAACATTGACTTTTTTGTCATGTCTGCTGCAGAGCCTTGTATTAATTTATTTAGTGCCTTGTATGTGTAAGCTCTTCTAATCCCTGGTCCGTGTTCCTTGAGTGCCTCTTCATGAGGCATGGCTTTATGCATACCAAATTGATTTGGCTCCCACAGATGAAACCTGCATAGTCGTCCTAGTAAAGTTCTTATCTGTCCACGATCTTGTGCACGGTTAGATGCTGCATTCATCAGCTGTTTTACAAAGGGAACTTTTTTGTGATACTGATTAAATAATTCTTCTGCCTTTTCTTTTGTGACACCTAGTTCTGCTTGTAATTTATTTTTACCCATACCATAGAATAAACCTAAATTAATTGTTTTAGCTTGTGATCTAGGTATCTGCGCCATGTCTGCAACAATCTGGTGAAAGTCTGTTGATGTATCACTATTATATGCTTCAATAACTTCGTAAACAGATGGAAACTTATATAAAGATGCATAGTGCACAACTAGTCTTGGTTCTTGTTGTGAGTAATCAAAACATCCCCAGGTATGTCCCTCCTCTGGTAAAAATAAAGATCTAATTAGTGGTCCTAGATCCTTGTTCCTTGCTGGTAGTTGCTGTAAGTTTGGATTATTGTAACTAAAACGACCTGTCACAGTTCCACCTTGATCTGATCTTATTTGATTAATATCTGCATGTATTCTACCTCTATGTTCATATCTAATTATTGTATCAATAAATGTTGTATGAGCCTTGTTTATCTCTCTAGCTTTTGCTATTCTTTGAACTATAGGATGTTTATGTTCTTGAAGAAAGTTTTTAGTAAAAGATGGTGACTCTGTTTTTTCAGTCCTGGAATAATCTAGTCCGAGTTTGTCAAAAACTTTGGCGATGCTACGTGCAGCCCATATTTGAACATTTATTTGTGTTTCTTTTTCAACTTCTTGCAGTAATTGTGCTTCTTGTTTTGACAATTGTTCTTTCAGTGTATGAGCTCTTTCGACATCGACGCGAACCCCTTTAAATCTCATATCAACTAAACAAGGGAATAAATCAGTTTCTAAATTAAAAATAGATTCTAAGTCTTGATGTATAATTTCTCGTTTCATGACTTGCCAAAGTTCTAGTGTTAACTCTGCATCTCTTTCTGCATACGCTCCAACTTCCATAGCAGGTAGTTGCCATAGATCTTGTTTAGGATCTAAACCACGTGATTTAGCTGCTTCTATTAATGCATTTTCTGATTTACCATAACCAAGATAATCCCAACCTAAATTATTTAAACTATATTGAAAACGATTCTCATCTACAAGTGATGCAGCAATCATAGTGTCTACTATTAAACCATTAATTTTTATACCTAACTGACGTAACCAACACACATCATACATTGCATTGTGAAATATTTTGACAGAAGTTGTGGACATGATATCTTGAAACCATGATAAGACTTTTTTTCGATGCATGTTTTGACCTGATGCATGAGCAATCGGAAAATAAAATTTTCGACCAGGAACAGCAACAGCGATTCCAACAACGTCGCCGTTTCCTATCACCGATCCTGAACCTAATTTTTTCAAATCAGGATCACGAGTCTCTAAGTCAATCGCAATCTCGTCATAAGATCTAAGATCCGGAAACTCCTCTGGTTCTACCCATTCAGTTTGTGCAACAAAGAAGGGAACTTTCATTTATAATCTCTAGCTATAATCATATCGATATAGTGTTTTGCTTTTTCTAAGTCTTTCTTTTTACCTTTTTTAGAATGTCTCAAAAGATATTTTATTGCATTACCTGTTGGAAAATCTAATTTATTTTTTACAATAAACTCTGCAGGTTCTATTGCATAACCTTTGTAGTGATCTCCACCTTTGTCTTTTAACACTGCTTCAAAAAATAATGGATTTGTCATAAATTATAACCGTACCTTTCTATTTTAGCTCTCATTAAGTAAAGATTTTTTCTTGCACGAGTAACACCTACGTACCATACTCTGTGTTCCTCATCTCTCTTATTTACACTATTCTCAACGGATTGTCTAATCTTCCTAGCGTTGTCTAAAATCAAAACCACATTGTCAGATTCACCACCTTTTGCTGCGTGTATGGTGGATAATCTTACTCTTGCATCTTCAAATAATTTTTCTTTATTTGACAACATTAAACGTATATAATCTTTTTGATTTTTTGGTGCAAAATTAAAAGACTCAAACCAAGTTAATTTTTTATCCATATTGTCTGTGTATTCTTGTATGTCCTTCATTTCATTTTCTGTAATACTTTCTCCTTTTGTCCACCTAGTGTAGTTTACAATCGCTTTGTAAAGTTTTACCGTATAACTTTTACCTTTTTTAGTTTCATAATAAACTCCACGTTCTTCTAATTGTTTCATGATGTCTTTTAATCTAGATGCAGTTCTAGATAATATTAACCAATTACCTTTTGTTGTATCAACTTGATTAATATCAGATATGGTTGTTACATTACCCTCTTCATCTTTTGGACTATATTTTTTACCCACTCTAAGTCCTTGTATTCTATTAATTATTGTTTTTGATGTTTGTTGAACTTGTGATGGTATTCTGTGTGACTGTGTTAAAAATATTTCTCTACCAGATTCATTAATAAATCTATCTACATCAGCTCCTGCCCATTGAAATATGGCTTGATCATCATCGCCTGCAAGATATATGTCTTGAGATTTTTCTGCTAGAGTATCATACATCTTCCATTGAAGAGGAGATAGATCTTGTGCCTCATCTATAAATACAACCTCAAACTCAGGACAAACATTTTTTTCTACAAACATAGAAATCATGTCATTAAAATCTATTAAATTATTTGCAACTTTGTATTCTTTTAAATTTTTAGCTATGTGAGATAGCAGATCCCATTTAATATCTTCGTTAATATATTCACTTGTATACCATTCAGATCTTACAGATATATTTTTGTTTCTAGCTTTGTTAATAATTTGAAAGTATAGATTATCACAAGTAAGATAGTGACTCTCTTGATCATTATATTTATCTTGAAAGTTTACTCTTATATTTAATATTTTACCTAAGTCCTCGTAATGGTGAGGCTGCATAATATTTTCTTCTCTAAGTCCAAGAGAGTGAAAAGCAAGTGAATGTAAAGTTTGAAAATATTGTAACTCTTTTTTTGGTTTGTTCATTCTTTCTTTTGCTTCATTAGCAGCCTTTCTTGTAAAAGCAAAATAACCAATCTTATCTAATGGTGTATCTATGTCTATGTAGTGTTTAACTATTTCTAAAAGTTTTGTGGTCTTCCCCGTTCCTGGTGGTCCATAAACTTTAGTTATCATAATATGTCTTCTCTATTTTTCATAGCAACAGTTTCTTCTTGATACTCGTCTTTTTTAAAATAAGATTTTAAAATTTTAACACAAGTTACACTCGGATTAGATTTTTTATCATCAGATTTTTTTGGATATCTTTTTCTACATACAAAGTCATCATCTTGTATTTTATATAATGTTTTCATTAACACACCGGTTCTGTCTTCTTTCATCTTCCATTCTTTATTTTTTAGAAAATTAAAAAATTTTCCCCACACAAAATAAACATGTTCATCATCCATTAGCGTAGCTCCATTTTTAAATGATGTATGACTATTAGCTAAAACTTGAAACACATACTCGTTTAAATATTCATGTAGTTTTTCTTCCTGGCTAGTTCCCTCTGCTGGTTTAATTAAATCTACTTTATTAAATAGAGCTGTTTGTATTTCAAAAAAATCTGAATTTTTTATTGTTGGTGGAACTATATGCGCTTGTTCCATGAGCACACCTTTTAACTCCCTTTGGTCTCTAAGTTTATTAACATGGTTTGCATGAACTTGAACTGTTTCACCTCCAGGTTTTTCCACTGTAAAATAATATTCAGGATTTGGTTTATAATCTATTTGTGTGAGATTACTTAACATAGGCCAGTTTTTCTTTTTATCTGATGCAATACCAAACTTTCTTTTAACACAAACAGATTTAATACAATGATTTACGATTGGATCTTCAGAGCAAGTATGACCCTTAGTATCTTTTCTCCATGCTTTAATTTTTAATTCTACTTTTCTATCGTCCCACTCTGATGAATATACAAAATAATTTCTAGCAGCTAGTATGACTTGTTTTTCCCAGTTATCTGCATATTTTTTTTTCGCAAAAACCATATAATTATATAGAAAACGATCTCTACCATCACTTAATTTATTTTTAGTTAATGCTTGCAAACAAGGCGGACCATCTATAAACTCTTCTGCCCCACCTGTTAGTTCATCTCTAACCAGCGAGTTTGCAAATTCTTCTAGCTCACTTGCTGTTTTTATATTTGCATCTACGACTTCTAAAAATTGTTCTACTGTAAACTCTGTCCCATCATGTGGATTAACTGCCACTCTTTCTGTTTTGTTATAATACGGAAGATTTATAAAATTACCATTGATAGGTATGCCATCTTCTGTTTGTCCTAATTCTGTTTGTTTTGGAAATATTTCTGTATTAGATTCCAACTCTAAAATAAATAAAAGTTTATCTAAAAAATTTCTAATAACTGTGGCTTTAGTTTTTTCTTTTAAGAAAACATATAAATGTAAACCACCGCTTTTTGATTTTACAGGTATGATTGGTAATTTTTTTTCAACAATAGTTTTTAAATATTTTCTTAAATTAAAATTTTTATAATCTGGGTCTATATCTATTGCACCAAACTGTGCCATGCCATCATCATCACAAGGTTGAATACCAATAGATTTTCTACCTTGTAAATGCTCGATGTAATCTTTTTCTAATATAGCGTTTTGTGACCATCCATAGTCTCCTGGTTTAAATTTTATCTTTCCAGTATCAGGATCTTTAAAACCATTTTTAATATTACAGTATCCATAGTTACGTTTAAGACCTGCAAATATTTCTATGAATTTGCTTTCCATTTTTTTCTTTCTGTGTGGGCAGTGTTATCTGCCCACAATTTTGTAATTTAAATAATTGATTTAGCTTGTTCTGGTGCATCGCCATGCTTAACCTGAACATCACCCTTTGAAACGCTTTGATTAAAAGCTTTTGCTTGGGAGTAAAGCTGTTCGTCCTGTATTGGACCAACTTTACTAATCTCCCATCCAAACCAAGTACCTTTATCATTAGATTGCTGCACGGTTCTTAGCTTATAAATGTGGCTAAAAGCTGGCGGCTTGAACATACCATTTTTACCTTTTAACAGTATTTGATTAATCATGGTATTCCATTTTCTACTGATTTTAAGTTGTGTAGATTTCATCGCGATCAACGCTGTTGATGGTGTGCTACCTTCACAAATAATAACAAAATGGTTTGCTGTTTTTTCAATATAGGTACCACTTGGTAATCTATCTTTAAAATCAGCTCCTCTTGTTGTTTGTGATAGGATATCACTAGATGATGGATGTATTGCAACTGGTGCCGTCGGCCCAGTTCCTCTGTCGTTCCATTCTATGTACTCTAACTTATAGTGACATGGAATTACAGTAATCCCTTTTTCTCCATCATATAATTCAGAAGTTACTGAGTTAATAATCATGCCAGGTTCTGCACCCTCAACATATTTACCTTCTCTTTTATTAACTTCTGGAGACAATTGTCCCAATACTTTTAAAAAGGGTAGTGCTAAATCTTCTTGAGATAAATCACCAACACCTTTTCCTGCATCAGCTTCAAATGTAGTTGTAGCCAAAGCATTATTTTTCTTTTC